GAGCGCCGTGCTGCTGCGAGAGCTGCCAAAAAGTCTGGAGGTTTCCGGGAAGGTTTATAAAATCCATACGGATTTCAGGCTCTGGCTGGGCTTGCAGGCGCTGTTTCAGGAAAAGGCGCTGACGGCGCAAGAGAAGGCGCTCATCGCGTGCAGGCGCGTGTATGGAAGGAAGATCCCCGAGGATATGAACGCGGCGCTGGATGCACTTCTGTGGTTCTACGGGGGCGGGCTGGACGCACCGGGCGACGAACCGCCAGAAGAGCGGCTTCTGGACTGGGAGCAGGACGCGGCGGCGATCTGGGCAGACTTTAAGCTCTATTACCGAAAAGACCTGCGCCGGGCGCGGATGCACTGGTGGGACTTCCTGGCACTTTTTACCGCCCTTCCGGAAGGGAGCGTCATCCGCGGGCGGATGAGTCTTCGCGCGGTGAAGCTCGGAGAGATCAAGGACCCGGAAATGCGGGCAGAGTACGCGCGGCGCAAGGCGCGGGTGCGGCTGGACGGCGACGCGCCCGATATGGATGAGTTTTATGCGCACATCGCGACATAGAAAAAGCCGCCCCGTATGGAGCGGCTAGACAGCTTATGGAATTTTATGGCGGGCTTCATACGCACTTCGCAGCGTTTCCAGAGGTGTGAAGAACAGCGCCTTGCGGCGGAAGAAGTAGGCAAGATTCAGCCCGGACAGTACAAGTGTAACCGGCAGGAATCCGAGCCCGCCGGTCACGACGACCTCCAGCGCGAACGCGATATGCGCCAGAAGATTCACAACGAAGGACACGGGCTCGACCCAGCGAATCAGGAGGGCATTGAGCAGGAAAAAGACCATGACGCCGAGATGCAGCCAGTATGCAAGATCGAGCGGCACGTCTCCGATGGTGAGGATGCTCAGAATGCGCGAGAGGGCGAGCCATGGGAGAATCAGGTTCATGTAGACCTTGAGATATTTCATGCCGACGCCGTGTGCCGGGTAATAGAGCATTTTCTCATTGAGCGCACGGCAGAAGGAGAAATCTGTGGTATAGTTCCCGTTTTCGATATAGCGTTCGTCAATTTCGCCGGTGGAGACGCGGAAGAGAAAATAGACGATCAGCGCGACGAGGGCGACGGGAATCATGGAGACGCAGAGGACAGTCAAAACGGACATTGCAGTTACCTCCAGAGTTTCATCCTACGGGAAATTGTAGCGTATTTTCTGGAAAGAGTCAATGCCGGGAGGGTAAAATGGGCAATTACGATGGCAGCGTAAAAATTGATTCGAAGCTGGATCTCAACGGGCTGAAAAAGGCGGTCGGGGAGCTGAAGCAGGTCATTTCTGACGCTGTGAGCGGCATCAAGCCGAAGCTGGAGGAAATCGACGAAGCGGCGAAGAACGCGGGGCAGGAGGCTGCCAGCGGCGCGAGGGCGGCAAAGGAAGGCTTTGCAGATCTCGGGCAGGGCGCAGAGCAGGCCGCCCAGAAGGTGCGTACCGCCGCCTCGGCGTTCAACATGGACGAGGCACGGGAGCAGCTTCGGCTGCTGGAAGGGCAGCTTGCGCAGACGAATGAGAAGATCGAAGCGCAGCGGGCTGTCGTAAAGCAGCTGGAAAAGGAGCTGCGCGTGGCGAAGTTCTCAGATATCGGCGTGGAGAACGCGGAAAAGAAGCTGGACGCGGCGAACCGGACGCTGGAGGGGCTTTATCAGGCGGCGGGGAACTGCTATGAAGAGATCGACCGGCTGCATGAACAGCTCGGAGACGCGGCGGACGCCGCCGACACGATGGCAGACAGCACCGATCAGGCAGCGGAGAAGACCGGAAAGCTGGCAGATGCTGCCGCTGAGAGCGCGGAAAAGGTCGGCAAGACCGGCGACGCACTCGACCAGATGGGCGAAAAATCCGAGAAGGCCGGCGGCGGCGCAGAGGGCGCGGGCAAGAAGGCGAAGAAGTCCGGGGACGACGCGAAGAGCGCTTCGGAAGGCTTCAATACGATGACTGTTGCGCTCGGCAATCTCATCGCCCGCGGCATTGAGAAGCTGATTACAAGCCTTGCAAAGCTGATTGAGAACACGCAAGAAGCCCGGCAGAATATGGCGAAGCTCAAGGTGAGCGCCGAAGAGGCGGGCGAGAGCATGGAACACGTCGAAGATTCTCTTCGCAAGCTCCAGGGCGTTACCGGTGAGAGCAAGGACAATATTGAGGCGCTGGCGAATCTGCTGCAAGCCGACTTCAAGGGCGAAACGCTCGATACGGTGGTAGAAAATCTCGCGGGCGCGGTGGTGCGGTTCCCGGAGACACTGAAAATCGAATCGCTGGCGGACAGCTTGCAGGAGACGGTTGCGACGGGGAAAGGCGTCGGGCAGTTCGCGGAGCTGCTGGAGCGCTGCGGCGTGGATATCGATTCCTTTAACGCCCGGATGGAGGCAGCGGGCGGCACGGCGGCGCGGCAGAACATCGTCATGCAGACGCTGGCGAACACGGGTCTGGCGGAAAGCTACGCCGCCTATGTGCAGAACAATCAGGCGCTGGTAGAAGCAGGCGAGGCGTCGTTTGACTATGAGCAGGCGATGAACGATCTGGCGGGGACGCTGGAGCCCGCGCGGTTCGCGGTCTTGCAGACGATCAGCGATTTTATTGAGGAAAACGGCGAGACGCTGGAACAGTGGGGGCAGATCATTCTGTTTGTCGTTTCGACGATTGTTGAGATGCTGGAGATGCTGGCAAGTCTGCCTCCGTCGGTCACGATCATCATTACGACGATCATTCTGGCGATCACAATTTTTACAAAGGTCAACAAGGCAATCAACGACGGAACCGGCGCAATCGGGCAGCTGGCGGGCGCGTTCCGCGCGGCAAATCCGTCGCTGATGCAGACGGCGATGATCGTAATGATGGTCGTTGCGGCGGTGTCGCTGCTGGTGTATCTGCTGGTTGCTTTGACAGAGGGCGCGGAGCGTGCCAGCTCCACGATGGACGCATTTGCAAAGCGCTCGCAGAGTACGGCAAGCACAGTTTCCTCGGCGGTCAACACAGCAAAGAGTCAGGGCAAGCAGAACGGGTTTGCGCGCGGCACGGCTTCGGCTCCGCGGGGGCGGTTCCTCGTCGGTGAGAACGGTCCGGAGGAAATCGAGCTGCGCGGCGGTGAGCGGATCTACAGCGCGACGCAGAGCCGAGCGCGGCGGGCGCTTGCAACGGGCGGCGGCTCCGGGGGCGTGGTCAACAACTACTTCAATCTGGACGTTTCGAAAGTGCGCAGCATGGCGCAGGTGGTAGAGCTTGCCGAGAGCGCCCAGCAGTATAACCGGAAATACGGGAGGTAAGCATGGCACAATACATCAATTCCCGGCTTGTTACGCTGGACAACGCGCTTTTTGTGCAGGTCGATGAGCAGTATCCGGATACCCGGAGTACACCGGTAGGTCCGACGGACGGCTCGATGATGATGTCGAAGAAATGGACGCTGATGCAGGGAACGCTGCGCGAGGGCGCGGCAGCCGCGATTCTGGTCAAGTGGGACAGAAGCCTGAACACGGCGCTACAGTTCGACAAGAAGCTGGTAGAATACTGGACGGACGAGGGCTGTTCTCTGGTCTTCACACCGGACATGATCTCGGATGGATGTACGTCTGCCTATGTCGCGGTGCAGGTTGCGGCTTCGAGCTTTGAGCCGTCGACGGTGACATGGAACACGAAGCCGAACATGGCGACGGTCGACCAGAGATGGGCATCGACAATGCTGGCGAATGAAGAGGTCACTTGCCGGCCGCGCGGCTGGACAGACATCGGCGCGACGGAGAGCCTGCGGCAAGCGATCAACAACGGCTTGTGCTTTATCATCATGGCGAGTGATGCACGTCCGAAGGACAGCACAAAGACGCTTTTTGAGACGTACATCAGTCTGCTGTTAAGCAGTATCAAGCTGACTGTCCGTGTGGCGGATATTAAGCTGGAACCGGCGAATTTGTCCCCGGCGGCGGGGGCATATACCGCGCCCGATGCGGCGGTGGTGCTTTCGTGGACGGTTCCGGAACCGGAGTATTACTTCAATACAGCGCCGGTGCAGGCATCCTTTGCCGTGCAGTATTACACAGTCAAAGGCGGCGTGACGTCCGCGACGAAGACGATCACGGGAACGACGGAAACGACGGCGACCATTCCATCGGTCGACATGACAGGCGCGGAGGCGGTAAGCTGGCGCGTGAAGGTCACGTCGGACGACGGCATTGAAGGGGAATGGACGGCATGGCAGCGATGCACCTGCGTCAACCAGTCGGGTAAGGCGACGGCTCTGAGCCCGGACGAAGCGAACATTACAGAGGGCGAGACGGTCGTCTTCTTATGGGAACACAGCTCTGTTTCCGGACGGGCGCAGGCGGGCGTACAGATCCAGATGAAGCCCGCAGGCGCAGAGGATTACACGGACGTTTATACCGGCTCGACCACGGCAAGGCGGGCGGCGGTCGTGCTGCCCGCAAGCGTGACGGGGACTGCGGGACAGGCGGCGTGGCGCGTAAGGACGCGCGACGATCTCGGCGCATGGTCACAGTGGTCTGAGCCTTTATACGTGTTCATCGTGGCGGCTGCGGCGGCGCCGGTCGTCTCCAGCATCAGCGCAGGGACGGCGCTGCCGGTCATTTCGTGGCAGAGTGCGAGCCAGACGGGCTATCAGGTGCGCGTGAAAGACGCGGCGGGAAAGACGGTCTATAACTCGGGCGTTCTTCCGGGCGCGGAGCAGAGCCACAAGGTGACAGCGTATCTTCCAGACGGGAGCTACATCGCGGCGGTCACGATCTGGAACGAATACGCCATTGAGAGCGCCGAGGGCACGAAGAGCTTTACCGTCGCGGCTCCCGCGCTGGCAGCCGCGCAGATCTGCGCAGGCGGGGTCAAGGGCGGCGTGCGGGCGCGCGTGACGTACTGCCCGGCGGCAGAGCGCGTCGTGCTGCTGCGAGACGGCGTTTCGGTTCTGGCGGCGCTGCCGACGGACGCGATGTTATACGACTGGGGCGCGGGGGCAGGGGCGCACGAATACAAGCTGCGGGCGGAGACGGCAGAGAGCTTTTCTGAGAGCGCGAGCTGCTGGGCAGCGCCCGAGATCGACTGCGCGATTCTTTCCGCGGCAGACGCGCCGGGCGAGCAGATCGAGCTGCGCATCAGCCGGGACGCGCCGCCTGAACACAGCGACAGTTTATCTCTGGAGGTGACGCAGCGGACGTTTCAGGGCAGGGCGCTGCCGGTAGCAGAGTTTACCGGGCGCAGGACGCACACGCACCGGCACACATTCAGCCTCCGCCGGGCGGAAGAGCTGAAGCAGCTCTTACTGCTGATTCTGGCGGAGAAGACGCTTTTGTACCGGGACCTGTTCGGCAGGCGGTATTTCTGCATCGCGGCGTCTTTGCCGGTGAGCTATGACAGGCATTCCAGCGACTTCACCTTAGAGCTGGAAGAGGTCGACTACAAGGAGGGCGCGGTATGATTTCGCTGGCAACAAACGGCTATACCGCCGCGCAGGTGCGCAGGGCGCTTCACGCCGAGCGCGGGGCGCGGGAGGTCTTTTATAAGTTCGAACGGCTGAACGCCGACAAAGTGCCGCTGGGGCTTCTGGATGCGGTGGACGGCTCGATCAGTCTGGACTACAACGCGGACATCATGCGCACGGGGCGCTTCACGATCCGCGACGATCCGCGCGTCGACTGGCAGGCAGAGCTGCTGCGGGTGTGGTTTTCGTGCATCATGCCGAACGGCGGCGAAGCGGCCTGGCCGCTGGGGCTGTTTTATATGCCGACGGCTCCGAAGCGCGGGAGCGTTCACGTTTACAGAGAGGTTGAGGCATACGACACGACGACGATCCTCTGGGACGATCAGGTGAGAACGCGATACCGCATCGCGCGGGGGACAAAGTACACGCAGGCGCTGAGCGGGCTATTCTCAAGCGTGGGCGTACATGACGCGATCATCGAGCCGTCGGAGTCGGTGACGCAGACGGCGCTGGAATGGGACGCGGGAACGCCGAAGGGCGAAATTGTGCAGCAGCTGCTGACCGCCGACAACTATGAGCCGCTGATGGCAGACGCTTGGGGCAGGTGGATGTGCCGCAAGTACAAAGACCCGCGGGCGAGAAGCGCGGAATACAGCTACGAAGCGAACGAGCTGAGCGTGCTGCTGCCCGATCAGACGGTGGAAGAGGATATTTTCCGGATTCCGAATGTGTTTGTCGGCGTGGTATCGCGCCCAGACCGGCCTGCGATGAGCTTTTCGTGTGAGATCACAGACCCGAAAAGCCCGCTGGCGGCGGTGAACCGCGGCGGGCGTCATGTGACCGAGACGAAGATCTATGAGGACGCGGCTTCGGCTATCGCGCTGGAGGCAGAGGTACGCCGAAGGGCGGGACGGGCGACGAGCTTTATATCGAGCCTGAAATTTCAGACAGCGCCCATGCCGCACCACGCGGCGGGGGATATTTTATGGCTGGACGCGGGAGCCGTGCGCGGGAAGTATCAGGAAACGAAATGGACGCTCGACCTTCGCGCGGGCGGACAGATGACGCATGAGGCGCAGAAGGAGGGCATTTTATGATTCCGCAGGATCTGTTTCAGAAGGAAAAGCAGGAGCCGGTACGGGCGCAGCTGGCGACCGTGACGCAGGTCACGGAGGACGGCGTGATGCTGCTCATCGACGGGGAGAACGACGCGGGGCAGACCGCGTGCCGGTATCTGTCCAGCTACAGCCCGAAGCCGGGCGACCGGGTATATTTTCAGCGCGTCGGTGGGGCGATGCTGGTGATGGGGAGCGTGATTTGAGATGGTGACGCACGAATTAACAGTATTTCCGGATGGGCGCGTGGACGGCGCGGTCTGCGTCCGGGAGGGGGACTACAAGAGCCATACGCTGCATTTTGTGTTTGCAGAAGGCTTGCGCGCGGCGAGCGCGAAGCTGATGGTCTGGGCGGCGGGCGCGGAAAAGCCGACTGTCTACGACACAGCGAAGGGTGACGGAAGCTGCACGGAGCTGGACGCGGCGTTTACGCCGGTTCTCTGGCAGAGCGTCGGACGGACGCGGCTTCAGCTGGAGCTTCTGGGAAGCGACGGAAGCGTCATCTGGCAGAGCCGGAGGTTTACGGCGGCGGTGGAGGAAGGCGTGCCGGGAGAGGCGCAGCCGCCAGGAACAGATACGTCGGACGCGACGACGCAGCCGGAGGATGTGGCATCAGGAAAGGTGTTTTACGGCGCGGACGGGCGGCAGGTTGGAACAAATCTGCTGGCGGCGGTCTGCCCCGTCGCAGAAAAGGACGCAGCAGCAATCGTCAATACACTGCAATTTCCAAACTGGGGCAACACATATGCGTACTACACGCAAGCGGTCGGAGCAGACACAAAAAGGTATCTGCTGTTTCCATATACGCCCGGAATTGTGGATGATGACAAGACCATGACGTTTGACAGCGTGCTATGCATTCGCATCGGGATGCTGTGGAGCCGGGCTTTCAAAAGTACGATCATGCTCGACGGTATGGAGATCGAGGGGGAAATGCAGACACAGACAATGTATGGATTGACCATAGCGCAGCTGCTTTCGGTGGCTGAAACGCATGAGCTGATTCTGCCGGGGCGGAACGGAAAAGATTATACCTTCACAATCATTCCCTATGACGTGACGAAAACGCAATAAAAAACCCGCATCCGGGATGGACGCGGGCGGGAAAATTGACAATATTTGCGGCGCATGATACAATGGGGACGCGCCCGGAAACGGGCGCGGGCGCTGTTGCATACGGCGGTCAGTCACTTCCCTGAAAAGGGGGTGATGCTGATGGGGCGCAGACGATGGACGAGAGTCCTTCGCGGTCTGCTTCGGCTGGCGATGATAATACTTATCATGCTGACGCTATCCCAGAAGGTTTGTTGACCGCCCGGAAGGCACCCGAGCGGTCAACGACTGATTTCTTAAGTTGATTGTTCCGGACTGACTGCCGCGGCAGCGTCCTCATAAGTTCATTATAGCGCTCCGCTGCGGATTGTCAAGGCAGCGGGGCGCTTTTATACGCAAAAAGAAAGGAAGAATTGCATGGAAAACAACATTCTGGTGAACATCAAGGCGTGGATCACGGCGGCGCTGGCGGTGCTGACGGCGTTCTGGGGCTGGTTCGGCTGGCTGGTCGTGGCGTGGGTATTTCTCATGCTCGCAGACTGGCTGGTCGGCTCTGCAGCGGCTGCGAAGCGTGGGGAGTGGTCGAGCGCAAAGCTGCGAGAAGGCGCATGGCACAAGGGCGGCATGATCGTGATTGTCATTGTGGCGGTCATGGCGGACTGGGTGATCGGCATGATCTTGAGCAATGTGCCGGGCGTCGTGCTGCCGTTTGAGTACACGACGCTCATCGGGCCGCTGGTTGTGATCTGGTACATCATCGGGGAGCTGGGAAGTTTAGCGGAGCATGGCGTGAGTCTGGGCGCGAAAGTCCCTGCGTGGCTGGTGAAGCTGCTGGCGGCCGGCAAGAAAGCGGTCGACGATGCGGGCGGCAAGATGGCAGGTGATGCGCAGGAGACAGAGGACGATGCGCAGGAGACGGAGGACGATGTGCAGGAGGTCGAGGACGTATGAGCATCAGAATCGGCCAGGCAAGCCTCGGAGAGACGGGCGGACGCGGGCAGCAGCCGGGCAACCAGAACGGGCGGGAACTGAACTTCTCCAACTGGTATAATGGTTACTGGCTGGGTATCCTGCGCTTCAAGAACGCGCAGGAGGCTGAGAAAGCCGCGCAGGCGTGCGAGGACGGCGTAAGGAACAAGAACATCGGCTATGACATGGACGGGCGGAACACGGCGTACAAAGCCGCTGAGACGGTCGACTTCGACCTCAGCAGAATCGATACGCCCGTGGAGACGGATTGCAGCGCGTTTATGATGCTCTGCGCCGTTTCTGGCGGCGTCGAGGAGCTGAAGGAGCTTTTCAGGAAGTTCGGCAACAGCTGCACGACGTACTGCATGATGCACGACTGGCCGAAGACCGGTCACTTCGAGCTTCTGACGGGCGGGAAGTACCTCTGCTCCGACGAGTATCTGCGCCGGGGCGATATTCTGGTATCGTCCGGGCACACAGTCATGGCGCTTGCAAACGGCGCGAAAGCGTATCAGGATGAGACGCGGCAGATTATTGTGGACGGCACGATCAAGACCGTGCGCGGGCAGCTGGTGGGCGGACAGAACCGCATCATGCTCGCGGATCTTCTCGCCGCCTGCGGCATTTCGACGGGCGATCTTGTCGGGCTGCGGCAGTTCTGCGAGGCGTTCGGCTTCGAGGTCGGGAACAACGGAGCGACGGCGATCATCCGCACGAAATAAGAAAAGCCCTCCTGCGCGCGATGCGTGGGAGGGCGTTTTTCGTGACAAATTTCATGACAAAAATCGCTTTTACGGAGCTAAAAAAGTGTGCCAGAAGGTAAAAATTGTTTTCCGTTTTTGGCAACCGGAAAAAGGCGAAAAGACGTTGATGCGCAAGGAAAAGCCCGCAATCTCAACGATTGCGGGCTTCTGCTTTGATGGTCGGAGTGTCGGGATTCGAACCCGAGGCCTCTTGGTCCCGAACCAAGCGCGATACCAAACTTCG